CTCCCGAAAACTATACAAATGAGCCCGATGGCTCTGCGAAGCTCAATGACGCCGGTGGTCCCCTCAAGAAAGTTGAGGATGTGGTCACCAAAGGCGCTAAGAAAGCAGAAGGTATGGAGAAGGCATCCCCCGAACCACCAGCTGGTGGAACGACTGATGCCAGATCCGCTTCTTCACAAGCTGAGAAAGTAACAACCAAACCCCCCGGTCAAACCACTAAGGAAGAGATTGAGGTAGAGGAAGAGGAAGTTCTTATTTCAGAAATTGATATTGAAGAAGACGTAACTGCACTTCTAAGTGGTGAAGAGCTCTCTGAAGATTTTCAGAATAAAGCTCGTACCATCTTTGAGGCAGCCATCCGTAATAAGGTTGCTATCGCCAAAGAAGAACTCCAAGAAGCATACGAAACTCGCCTAGTTGAAGAACTAGAGCTAGTACGTGAGTCAGTCGCTAGTCGAGTTGACGCATACTTGGAGTACGTAGCCGATGAGTGGATGGCTGAAAATGCCATCGCCGTCGAACATGGACTAAGAACTGAAATGACAGAGAGCTTTATCTCTGGCATGAAGCAACTATTTGACAACCACTATGTTTCAATCCCTGAAGAGAGATTTGATGTAGTAGAGTCCATGGTTGAGAAACTTGATGAAATGGAAGAAAAACTCAATGAGCAAATTGAGCGTAACATCACCCTAAACAGCCGTTTAGGTCAAACTGTTGCTGAAGGTATCTTCATAGAAGTATCTGAAGGATTAGCTGAAACCCAAAAGGATAAACTAATCGCCCTTGCTGAAAACGTTGAGTTTGATAGTGAAGCAGGTTATCGTGAGAAACTAGAGAGTCTCAAGGAATCTTATTTCCCTGGTAGACCCTCAACTATCGCGAGCAGAAACAGTGTAGAGGACCTTACTGAAGAGGTTAACGTTGGCGGAGAAGTCCGTGAAGTTACCGGTTCAATGGCCGCCTACCTACAGACACTCGATAGAGTTTCTAAAAAGTGAATTCTAAATTATTAGATCAAACAAAACATTTTTAACAATAGGTTTTTAAACAAATGTACAATTCCGCAAACTCCGAATTTCTCCAGGAGAAGTGGGCACCAATCCTCGAGCACGGTGAGTCCATCCAGGACGCACACAAGCGTGCCGTAACTGCCCAACTTCTAGAGAACCAGGAAGTAGCACTTTCCGAAGAGCGTGCTTTCCTTTCAGAAGCCCCAACAGTAAACACCGACCCTAACGCAACTGGCAACGCTGGTTTCTCTGGTAATGGTGATCAATCAGTAGCTGGTTTCGATCCAGTACTCATCAGCCTCATCCGTCGTTCAATGCCTAACTTGATGGCATACGACCTTTGTGGTGTTCAACCCATGAACGGTCCTACCGGTCTTATCTTCGCGATGAGAAGCCGTTATGACTCACAGACAGGCGACGAGACCTTCTACAACGAAGTCAACTCTGCCTTCTCCGCACAGAACCAGTCCGGTACAGCTACTCAGGGTAACTACTCTGGTCAGGTTGGCGCTGGTAACACAGTTGGTTTCGGTACAACCGCACAACGTGGTTCCAATCCTTCTATCCTCAACCCAACACCTGGTGACCAAGTTGGTTACAACGTAGGCCAGGGTATGTTGACCCAGGACGCTGAGAATCTTGGCGAAACTGGTACAGAGTTCAATGAGATGGGCTTCTCAATCGAGAAGGTCACCGTAACTGCTAAGTCACGGGCACTCAAGGCTCAGTACAGCATGGAATTGGCTCAGGATCTCAAAGCGATCCACGGTCTAAACGCTGAAGCTGAACTATCTAACATCCTCGCCTCTGAAATTCTTTCAGAGATCAACAGAGAAGTTGTTAGAACTATCTACAAGTCAGCTGTATTCGGTGCTCAGAACAACGTAGCCACTCCTGGTGTATTTGACCTAGACGTTGACTCCAATGGTCGTTGGTCAGTTGAGAAGTTCAAAGGACTTATCTTCCAGATCGAAAGAGACGCTAACGCGATCGCGCAACAAACTCGTAGAGGAAAGGGTAACTTCATCCTTTGTTCCGCGGATGTTGCTTCAGCTCTAACCATGGCTGGTGTACTTGACTACACCCCAGCACTCAACGCTAACCTTAACGTTGATGACACCGGTAACACCTTCGCTGGTGTTCTACAAGGTAAGTATAGAGTCTACATTGACCCATACGCAGCTAACGTCAGCAACAACCAGTACTACGTTGCTGGTTATAAAGGTTCCTCACCTTATGACGCTGGTTTGTTCTATTGTCCATATGTGCCTCTCCAGATGGTACGTAGCGTCGGTCAGGACACCTTCCAGCCACGGATCGGATTCAAGACCCGCTACGGCATGGTTGCTAATCCTTTCGCAGAAGGTCTTGAGGCTGGATACGGACGTATCACTCCTAACTCTAACGTCTACTACAGACGCGTTCAAGTCAAAAACCTTATGTGATCCAATAGCTCCGACGAGTTTATCACATTTGTGTTTCACGGGGGACCCTTCGGGGTCCTTTTTTTATGCTTGGGAGCAAAGTGTGGATAACCCTACACTAAGTTGTTGGACGCAAATATAAATGCTATAAATAATAGGAATACATACCTAGTGTGTATTATATTTAACAGTCCGTATTCGGAGAAGAATTAATGAGTATTAAAATGATTGCGCTAGCTAGTCTAGCTGCTCCCGCTGCTTTACTCGCAGCTCCTTCAGCTCAAGCCGAGACCACCTTTGCTGGTGAGCCTCAAGAACTAAGTGGTTTCTATGTCTACACCGAGGCCAACTCTGGTTGGAGAGGTGATGACTACCGCGGTAGCACCATTGATGTTCGTGCCGGTTATGAAGCCGCACTTACCGATTCACTCGATGCATATGTCGAAGTGGGTCCTGCATTCCTAATGCCTGATGGTAGTGACAACACAACCGAAGTCGGTGCTGAAGTTGGTGCTTCTGTTGCCCTTGGAGACCATGTAGAACTATACGGAGAATTTGAAGTAGTCTCTGGTGATCTTAATGATTATGGCACCAAATTTGGAGCCACCTACCGCTTTTGATGTTATAATGTAAGTACCACCCCTACCCAAGCGGTGGGGGTTTTTTATTGCCTAGATAAACTATGAACGGTTCATTAGACCCAGACGAAAAAGTATTGAGTGCTAACTCAAAACTATCAGAAGTACCAGTATCCCTACAACAGGCTATTGATATTCTTGGTTGGGATGATTTGGACGACATTCGTGTAGAAATTGGTGGATGTGCTACTAGTGGTATTCACCAGAAAGAAGACGCAAACCCAAAGTGGGCTCGTCAGTTTGGTGATACTGTCTATAACAAAGACGCATTTATTGTTATCAAAAATAGAAGCAGAAACTAATGACCAACATCTACTACAAACAACTGGACAATAGGAACTTTATGAGTCCTATTGGATTTCAGTTTTCTATTGCTAGATATCCTAAAGTTTCTTTCTTTAGTAATAAAGCAGGACTACCTGAGATTCGTTTGGGTGGGGCAGAACAAGCCAACTACTTGAAGCAGATTATGCACCCTGGAGATAGGGTTGAGTATGGGGAACTGAATATTGAGTTCCTAGTGGATGAAGATATGTTGAACTATACTCTCATTCATAACTGGATTACTGGTTTGGGATTCCCAGAGTCCCCACAACAATTCAAAGATATCACCACCAATCAAAAGGGTGAAGATGATATGAAGATTCAGTATAGTGATGGAACACTTGCTATTTTAAATAGTAATTATAATACTATTTCTAGAGTTAAGTTCTGGGATCTATACCCTACTTCATTATCAACTCTTGAATTCTCTGCTACAGATGCTGATATTAATTACTTCATTGCGAGTACAACATTCAGTTTCTTGTATTATCAGATCTTAGGTAAGGATAACCAACCCCTAACTCCTGAATTTGTAAACCAATCATTGAATACTCGATGAACCTTGACGAACTTCAATCCATGTGGGAGCGTGACTCTAAGATGGATATGGATAACTTACATGATGAATCACTAAAAATACCCCAACTTCACCAGAAATACTTTACCCTGTATACTACTACCAAACTTCTAAAGAAGAAGGCAGAGGATACTATCAGTAAGGTGAAGTTGGAACGCCACAACTACTATAGTGGCAAAGCCTCCGCAGAGGTATATGTGGAGGAACCCTTTCCATATAAGGTAAGGGACAAAGAATCTATGAGTCTACACCTGAACGCAGATGAAAAACTGACGAAGGTGAAGTTGAAAATACAGTATTACGAAATGATGCTGGAGTATCTTGAGGATGTCCTCAGGATGATTCATGCACGTGGATACCAAATAAAGAACTCAATCGACTTCCTCCGGTTCCAAGCAGGAATGGGCATGTAACAATTATGAAAGAATACGACTATTCAGTAAATCTCACAATAGATGATGTAAAACTCATCCATCATTGTGTAACTAAGAGGATTGAAATGTGGGAGGGTTCTCCTGCACGTCCCCCAGAAGAACAAGAACACTTGTGGGCACTAAGGGATGGGTTTTTCACTATCATCTTAGAAGAAACGTTTAATACAAAGTAACACTATTTGGTGGCATATACATACTAATAGGTTATGCCTATTATATTATGTCATCTGACTTGACTATAACCAAAGTTAATGAAGTATATTTAAAAGTAGATTGTGACCCTCATATTCAGTATGAGTTGAGGGATGCTTTCTGCTTTGAAGTGCCTGGTGCTAAATTCCATCCGTCCTACAGAAAGAAGTTCTGGGATGGGAACATACATCTGTTTTCACCACAAACAAGACAACTCTATGTTGGTCTATTGGATAGACTGATTGCCTTTTGTGATCAGTATGGATATACGTATGTATTTAAGGATAATAAGTTCTATGGACTTCCCTATGAGGTAAATGAAAACATCTCCCCAGAAGGGGTTGCAGACTGGGTGAAATC